TTAACGTTACCAAGACCCGCTTCATGAACAGTAATACCTTCTACATTTTTATATAGACATTCTAAATTACGTGGACTTGGTTCGTAAGCAATTACGTGACTAAAATGTCTTTGGAAGGGATAAGACCATATGCCAATGTTTGCACCAACATCAACAAATGTTCCAAATACAGGTAATGCTTCTAAAATTTTATTTCTAACTCTAATTTCGTAAGTAGGATTTTCTTTGTCCGGATTATCACTGACATGACTTGTAATCTTCTTTTCATTATCAGGGACATACCATCCGTTTTCTAATTGGTGCATACTCCACCCTTAACAAATTTAAATTGAAGCATCTTCCATTCCTGCTACACGTAATTTAACAATGTTAGTAAGTTGCCATTGTTTCTGATCTAAGCCTTTAGTAATGCCTAACCACTTATTACGCATCAGGGCAAACTCGTTGATAATTTTTTCCATATCAACAACATCTGCTTCACCGTCTACGTATTTTTCAACGTCACGGCTGGATAATGCTCTTTGGTAATTTTCTAAATATTTTTTGAAAAATGTACTACGCAATCTACGTAGTTCTACATTAAGATACTCAAGTATTGCTTCAAGTTCTTGTAACTGGTTGAAGCGATGCTCAACAAGTCCAGGCATTGTTGCCGCGGCCTTCTCGATGTTGCCGTAGATTCGACACTCCTTTTTCGCTTCAACCAATTCGTCTTCGTAGTATTGTAAGGCGTCTGGTATTTTGCTTATATTTTTTGATATCTTGCTATACCACATACTTTAATCCCAATCATCGTCATCAGCAACCATTTCCTCATCAATATCAAGGTAATAGTTAATTGCTGTATCAAGATGATCACAAACTCCTAATGAATCTTTCATTGCTTCGTCACTTGTGCCATAGTCTGCCAAAAGATCAACAAATCTTTCAGCAAGTGTATCAATGTGCTTTTTGTCAACGTGTTCTTTGAAAAGATTCCAAGTATCTACAATTTGTGAACTATCCATAAAGTTTTCTACTCCTCAGTAACTGTTTCTTGTATCACAGGCTCTTCCTGTACCTCAGTAGTTACCTCTTCGGTTAACTTAGCAAAGTTAATCATGACAGTGTCAAGTAGTTCGCCGCCTGCTTCCCAGACTTTACGGTATTCTTTAACCTCTTCGCCTGTGCTTGAAACGTATTTAAGTCGGTTTCCATCTTTAGATAAGATACCTTTTTTCTCAAACAGATCAACAAGTCCACTGTATGGATTCATTCCTGTTTCATATGGAATCTTAACTTGTACACCTTCGAACGGTTTAGCATAACGAGTTTTCATTACTTTACAACCCGCTCTAATACCTTTAACGTCTGTTGTTTTATTGCCATCTTCATCTTCTTTTAGTTTCAATTTCTTCATTGCAACTACAATGGATGATGCATAGATAAATCCTTGACCACCACTGATCTTATCATCTGGATCAAACATATCCTGTGATGCATAAGTGTGATTAGTACAAACCATACCTACGTTGTGTGAGCCAAACATATTAACACAGTTACGTACAAGTGATGTAAGTGCTTTAGGTTTTCTACCCATATCACCCTTCATATCACCTTTGTTAAACTGGTCAACGTCTGTGGGTGTTAATAACATACCCAATGAGTCAATTACAAATAACACTTTTGGACGATCGTCTTCTGGCATTTCTTTGTAATCTGCCATGAAAGTTGATACTGTTTTAGCAACATCGTCAATCATTGACATATTAAGTTTAAGAAGTTTTCCTTCCGATGTATCAACATCAAGTGCTTGTAGCCATTGTTCGTCAAGTGCGTTTTCTGAATCAATTAGTACAACAAAGATACCTTGATCCTGTGCCGCCTTTACAATGTTACCTGCACAGATATATGATTTACCTGCACCAGATTCACCTGCAAAAACTGTTACCTTACCAAGTGGAATACCTTTGTTAAAGTCGCCACTTACAAGATAGTTTAAGGCATAGTTACCTGTACTAATCCAATCCGTAGGGTCATTAAACCCACTACTCATGCCTGTGATTGATTTAGTTAAGTTTTTACGAAACTTAGAAACGTCAAATGCTTTATTAGCCATAACTTCTCCTTTAGCAAGTTGGGAGTAGACATAAGCCTACTCCCTATTGTTTTTGCTTACTGCTGACGTGAACGGATCATTGCAAGAATGTCTTCCGCCTTGTTGTCAGTTTTAGGTGCTTCTGCCTCTACTACTGGTGCAGTTGCTTCTACTACTGGCTCTGGAGTTGCCGCCTGAGTTGCAGTAGCCGCCGCTTTATCTGATGCCGCTTGTGCTATTGGATCACCTGTTCTTGCCAACATTCCCGCTGGACGGAAATACTGACCGAAACGATCCGCGTCATAAGGTTCACCATCAACAGATGCTTGGAACATCTCTTGCATCACTTTAAGTTCAACATCTCCTGGCTTCTTAGGTAAGAAGTCATTTAAGTTAAACAAGCCATGCTTTTCGATTGCCGCCTTCTCGTCTTCAGTAATTGGACGCTCTCTACGTGACCAATTTGAAGTTGAGTAGTCTGCATACCCACCTTTAGAAGTTTTTACAATTCTAAAGTCTACACCTGAAGTGTAGTCAGTTGGTAGTTCTTCCATATCTGGAGCAAGTAGTGCAGATTTGATTAGTTGGAAAATTTGTGGACCAATAATAAATCTACGGATTGGATTCTCTGGAAGAGTATCTTCTTTAAGTCCGTTCTCAGTTACGAACCCTTGGAAAACGTATGAACGCTTTTTCCAATATTTACGACCCATGTCTTCAAGTGTAGGATCTTTGAACCAACCTCTTACTTCGTTTAAGATTGGACAAGAGTCTCCATACATTTCCATACATGGTACTTGCACTTGAACTGGACGTGAGTCCGTTTCACCTTTGATTCCTGCGAAAGGAAGTTTGATCATCAAACGTTCTTTCCAAAAGAAATCTGCACTTTTGTCGCCATCAGGTAAGAAACGTACAGTTGACTGTTCGCCTTCCTTTAAGTTCCAAAATGGGTAAATTGCGTTGTCGCCGCCGCTTGATTGATTAGAACCACCTGAGCGTGATTCTGTTTCTTTTAATTTAGCACGAATTTCTGCTAATGTTGCCATAATAATGCCTCCTATATAAAATGCCTTTGGCTTTGTGTTGTGCCTTGATTGTGTTTAGCACATAATATACACTATACACAAACTTACTTATAAAGTCAAGTGAAACTTTGTCAAAAAAGTGACTTAGTGAGCCAAACCCGCTAAAGTTTTAATTCTTGACATTTCTTCGTCTTGATTTGTAACCAATTCCTTCATGATTTCTGCCGCTGAACTGATTGCGTCATCACCATACTTCTTTTCAACTGCTGTTAGTACAGCCGTTTCACCTTTAGGGAATTGATTAGTAGTATAATCAAAGTGTCCTTTGATAAACTCATCTAAAGGTAATTCTTCTTTTTCTTTGTCATGTAACTCGTCTGGAGCGTCGGCTTTTGAAATGCCGCCATCTTTATCAATTTTGATATCCATAGTGTCGTCATCTTCTTTGTCGTCTGCGCCTTTCTCTGCCATTAGTTCTTCTGCTGACCAAAAGTCTTCAACCTGTAGTCCTGCTAATCTAATAGCATCTTCGAGTGTGTGTTCTTCACCATCTGAAGTTTTGAATTTAGTTCCTGGCTTAGCACCTTTTGCTTTTAGTGCTTGTACCTTTTGTGCAAACTCGTTGCCTTCTTCAATTTCTGGACCTTGCTCATGTTTCGATGTAGCAACTACATTGTCTAAGTGTGAAGTATACTCATCTTCCATATTGTATCCTTCATCTGTATCGTTGTCTTGCTCAACTGCTACTTCTTCTTCAGTTTCGCCTAACAAGTCGTCTGGACCAATCTGTTTAGCCTTTGTGTTTTCTTTAACAAGATTGTAGATGTAAGGAAATACACTTTTTAGATCTTCGTTGAACTGACGAATAGTTAACTCATCAATCCAATTTGATGAAACATCTGCTGGTACTTCTTCCATTACAGTTTCTTCAAAACTTTCAAACGCTTCTTTGTAGTGTGTTGGTCTTTGTAATTTAAAGACTGTTTCTTTGATAGTTTCAATTCTTTCATTAACAACATCCATGTAACCGGCAAGACCCTCTGCCATTACTGCTGAACGATTCATGTAAGTTTTAAATGTACGTAATTTAGAAAGTTCTTCGCTGAGTGATACGATATGCTTTCCAAATGTGTCATATTGATTTCCACCTTCACTTACGTGAGTAGCCATTGCTCTTGCACCATTCAAATGTCTGAATGGATATTTGAATCTTTCGCCGTCTGCACTTTCAATATAAATGCTATCGATTTGTTGTGTTCTACCTGCTGGATTTTCAAAGTCTACAGGTCCTCTATGTTTGACAATCATCTTTGCATTGCCAATGTCTTGGAAACTTGTTTTAGAAGTTCCGTACATTTTACTTTCACTCATTGTTTCATCTCCGGGTCTGTTTTGTGATAGATACTGGTAATCTCTTTTATCTAAATTTGTTTTTGTAATGTTTCTTGTATCAAAATTTAACATACGCTTTTTAGCAAATGTTCTCATTTCTTTCATAAAATCGAACCACATACTTTTAATTGTATCTGGTGAATTTTCAATAAGATCGTTGTTATAAAGTATTGTAAGGCTTTTTTCGTCTAACGTAACATTAACTTTAACTCCTTCTTTGAAGTCAAAATCAAAGAAACGTGCTTTACCTGGCACATTAGTAATAAGTGACTCTGTATCACCTAATGTAACTGATGGATATCTACCACGTATCTTATTAAACAGTTCTTCTGCAATTTTATCCAAGTTTATCATATTAATATTTATCCTAATAGACGCCTGTTACAAATATT